ACAATTTAGAATGTGGGCAATGAACCCTAATAATGCACATAGGGGCAACGGTTCAGATGGAATTTATTATAATAAACATGATGGGAAACGAACATATGATGTTTGGTGGACCACATCACCACCAAAAGAAATGTGGTTACCTGTAGTTATACCACTGAAAAAGTATATTGATGTATTATTTCAATCTAATCAGTGGGATATTCATGCAGTTGATTGTATTACTACTGCACCTAAGACAAGTAAAATCTATGCACACATAGATACACCTTATCGATTCGAAAAATATGCTAAGGTAGATGCAACATTAGGTGTGCAAATAATTATACCTCTTAATGATTTCACTATAGAGAATGGCGGCACTGCTTATCTTCCAGGTTCGCACTTAGAAAAATTATATTATAAAGATATTGAAGATAATCAAGAACATTATAATGATAGATTAGTCAATGAAGGTCATCAATTTTTAGCAAAAGCAGGTGATGTATTAATGTATGACGGTCGAACATTACATAGCACGATGCCTAATAATTCTAACTTATATAGAAGTGCATTACTCATAAATGCATTACGCAAAGACGTACTTGATGATGCTATTTTGTTAGATAATAACACGGATAACCTTAAAACTTGACAAAAAACGCTATTTGTAGTTAAATAGAAACTATAATAATTTGATTCGAATTTCACGGAGCGAGAAATAAATGGCATTGGCGAAAAAAAGAAAAACACTTAAGAGAGCCCCATCCAAACGAGGCGCAAAACTTGAATCACCTAAATGGGAAGGATGGGAAAAACTATCAGGACAAGAATTCCATCGTAAAAAAGAAGGCGCACGTGGCTTCTATTACGAAAACTATCAACCCAAAGATTTATATGCATTTGTATTCACTTGGATGGCTAAGAATGATTATACAAATGAAGATATTAAATTAGCTAAACTCCCACCAGAACATATGATAAGTCAAACTTGTGCGATATGTTGCAAGTTGTTACTAGATGGCATGCCAGACTTTGTTCAAGCAGAAGATGATTATTGGCAAACTCTTGCTGGTACTAGTGGTCATATAACACCTATAACAGATTTTATTAAGGAACGTGTAACAGAAACAATAGAAGCTGGCAAAGTACTCAAAGATAAGAAACTAGCAGTAGAAAAAGAAGAAGAAAAGAAAAACAAATATCGACCTTCTATCCAAGAACTTCTACGTTTAAAAGCATTGTCTATGACAGATGAATTAGAAGAATTTATCGATACATTTGATATGAATATAAACTCATTAAAAACATTTAAGCCTATCAACATATTACGTAAGCAAGAAGCAAAGGCAAATCATGCAAAAGTTATCAAAGAATATTATGTTGCAAACTATAATGAATACGATGAACTAGTTAATCCTCCTTCAACAAAAGGTATGGACGAGAAAGAGTTAGATTATCATAATCAGTTGATAGAAGGGTACAATCATTTAGATAAGTCTGAAATCAAAGCAATGTATGAATTGTACAAGGGTATTGTACAGGCTTGTGATATGGTAATTGCTAATGCAAAATTTGACCGAAAGCCTCGTAAACGTAAGCCTATTAGTGCAGAAAAATTAGTAGCTAAAATGAAGTTCTGTAAAGAACATGTAGATACTGGATTAGTTAGTATTAATCCTATCGAAATAATTGGTAGCAACATATTGCTTATATACAACACAAAGTCCCGTAAAGTTGGGGTATATCATACAAGTAATGTAGATCCAATGAACCAAAAACGTGATGGAAGCGGGTTAACAGTCAAAGGTACTACAATGCTACGTTTCAATGAAGAAACAAGCATACAGAAGACGCTACGTAAGCCTCAAGAGCAATTAAAGATATTCAAAGACATTAACAAAAGGTCTCTCAATAAACAGTTCGAAGCAGTCAAGAGTGTTCCTACTAAAATGAATGGTCGAATTAATGAACATACACTGCTCCTTAAGGTATTTTGATAAATAGTATGTAGATGCTGACGAGCATACTAAATTAACATTACTAATTTATATCCCGGGAGAGATAGAATGGCAAACAAAAAACGACATTATTTTGCGGAAGTTAACATTCCCGATTCCGTAATTACGGCACAGGGCGGCGCAGAAGTTCCTGGCACTAAAATGATACAAAATCTATTAAGTGCTTATATCACAGAAACTAACAGTAAATATGCAAAATCTTTAAAAGATTTTATATACGAAAGTGCAAAACCATATGGTTGGCATTCAACAGATGCTAATAAATGTGCATACGGTATTACATTTATCAATGCAAGACATTGGGCTAACTATTCGGCTTACACTGCACCATTTAGACAGTGGTTAAATGATAGTCATGGTGTAACATATACATATGAAGTGAAAACAGACGTACCATACGAAATTGCTGATGCAGGAGTTTCAGGTGCAGGCGAACCAGTCAAAGATGATGATGGGTTCAATCACACATATTCAACTGCTACGGAAAATGAAATATTAGTTAATATTCCTACAGACCGTGGTTATACTATAGCATAATAACTTAAATTTTAACAAAAAGAGCCCATTCTTTGAGTGGGCTTTTTTTATATCTCCACTAAATGATAAATACTGTATATAGTTGGAGTAATATCAATGGCTAAAAACACAAAAGTTAGAAATAATGTAATCAAGGAAGTAAGACTATTACTAGGTGATGGTATGGTCGATATCGAACTTGATCCAGACCACTATGATTTAGCAGTTGATGTTGCTATATCAAAGATAAGACAAAGGTCTGAAAACGCAGTAGAAGAAGATTTCTATTCAATAGAACTAAAAAAAGATGTAGACGAATACACTCTACCAGCAGAGATTACAGAAGTCAAACAAGTTTGGCATCGTTCATTTGGACATGGTATCTCTGGAGGCGTTGATATGGATCCATTTGAATTAGCATATGCTAACTCATACTTTTTCTTAAACAATCACATTGGTGGTATCGCAACTTTTGATGCATTTGCACAATATCGTGAAGCATTAAACAGAGTAGCCGCTACTGATATCCAATTCATTTGGAATCCAAGTACAAAAAAATTAAAACTACTACGAAGAATGAGAGCCGATGAAATGGTTCTAATTCATGTTCACTTAGAAAGACCAGAAGAACAATTACTTGAAGACCCATATCTTAAATCATGGATGAGAGATTATACTTTAGCATATTGTAAAAAGATGTTAGGTGAAGCAAGAAGTAAATTCTCATCATTACCTGGTGCTCAAGGTGGAGTATCATTGAATGGTGCAGAAATGAAAAATGAAGCAGATGTTTTAATTGACAAGTTGGAAAGTGAACTACAAACTTATGTTGATGGTTCTGCTCCACTTGGATTTGTAATTGGATAATTCATCTAACACCGCTTGTTCATTATTATGGTCTCATGCTAGACTTAAAGTAGACGGTACTGTTCTGCCTTGTTGTTTTGTAGAAGAAAATAATATCCCAAATTTAAACGAAGCCCCAAAATTATCTGATGGATTGAACAATGCATTCAATTCTAAATTCTTTGACGATATAAGAAGTGAAATGTTGAAAGGTAAAAAACTTTCAATGTGCGACAAGTGTTGGAATGCAGAAGATAATGGAATTGAATCATTCAGACAACAGTTTAAACAATACGATAAATTTATAGGGCAAGAACCAAAGATAAGATATATCGAAACTGCTTTATCGACTCATTGTAATTTATCATGCAGAATGTGTAATGATACATTTAGTAGTAAATGGAAACTTATAAAAAATCCTGGAATGTCAGTTGATGTCTCAGTTGATTCATTTGACTTAGAATATTACGACACTGATTTATCTAAATTAGATTTTGTTAAGTTTGTTGGCGGTGAACCTTTAATAGATAAAAAACATGCAAACTTTTTAAATCAAATTATAAACAAATCAGATGATCCAAGTAATGTAAAACTATTCTACAATACTAACGGTACAATAATACCAAAACAAGAAATATTCGATGCATGGTCTAAATTAAAAGAAGTAGAAGTTACATTTAGTATCGATGCTATAGGCGAAGCAAATGAGATACTAAGACCCCCACACAAATGGGATACTATTCAGAGCGCCATAAATCACTTTACAGAGCGTAAATCAGATAATATGACGTTAGGTATGCATACTGTGATAAACGTCTTTAACATACACTTATTGAAGGATATCGTAGAGTTTTCATACGGTCACTTTGGGAAGATGCCTTATTTCGATATATTAGACTATCCAGAGCATATGTCATTAAAGAACTTAGAAAGTAGTTTAAAGATTAAACTATCTAATGTACTCAAACATGCATTTGAGGGACAAGAAGAATTACAATTTTTATTAGAATTTATAAATCAACCAACAAAACACTCATATACCCTTGACCAAATTATAGACAAAGAAAAAGAAAATGACATTAAGGTAAATACATTGATAGAAAAATTAGGAACAAGAGAAATATGGAATTCTTTTTAAAAGCATTAATATCAGGAATAGTAATAGCAACAGTTAGTATGATGGCACAACGAAGTGTCACAATGGCGGCTTTTCTAATGGGCATACCTTTTACTGCCTTTCTTGCAATGATTTTTATGTGGTATTCAGGCATTGATGCAGAGACTTTTGCAAAATTTAGTTTCGAAACTACATATTTTGTCTTGACAAGTCTCGTATTTTTTGTTATATTTGGGTTACTAGTTACAAAGATAGGATTTTGGTGTAGTGTTATAGCCGGTTTATCTGTAACGATAATACTGTATAACATTCTTTTGAGGATTATATGAAAAAAATTATAGGTATCTGTGGGCTAATAGGTCATGGAAAAGACACGGTCGCAGGTCACTTAATTGAAAACGGCTTTCAACGAATAAGTTTTGCAGGAGTTCTAAAAGATGCATGTGCAAATATATTTGGATGGGATAGAATTCTATTAGAAGGCAACACACCAGAGAGTAGAGTATTCAGAGAACAAGTAGATGAATGGTGGGCAAAAAGATTAGGTATTCCTAACTTCACACCAAGATGGGCTTTACAACATGTAGGCACAGATGTATTCAGAACACATTTTCACCCAGATATTTGGGTAGCGGCTTGTGAAAGACAAGTCGAATTAACAGATAAAAATGTAGTCATTTCTGATTGCAGATTTTACAATGAATTAGACGTTATTAAACGATTAGGTGGCAAGACTACTGTAGTATGGCGAAAAGAAAAGCCTGAATGGTGGGACAATGCTTGTAAGTCTAATCAATCAAATTCAGATAATATGATTGATCCCATGAAAAGATATCCAGATGTACACAAAAGCGAATATAGTTGGGCTGGATGGGACTTTGATATCGAATTCGACAATTCTAAAGACTTGGAACATCTATATAGCCAAGTTACAGATGTATTGTCTACGTAGTTAATTCAAAAACAGCCACTTTTTTGCATTTTTCGATAAATAGTAGTAGCAATAAAAGAATTTTGCTACAATGCAATTTATATAATTAAGGAGAAACAGAATGCCTACATTAGTATCACCGGGCGTGTCAGTTGTTGTTAGTGATGAGTCGCAATATGCGGCCGCTACACAAGGTACACTTCCACTACTAGTCGTTGCTACGGCAACAAATAAAACAGACGCATCTGGTTCAGCAATCGCATCTGGAACACTTGAGGCTAACGCCGGTGTTGCATATCTTGTTTCTTCACAACGAGAATTAGTTGAAACTTTCGGTGAACCTGTGTTCTATGAAGTCGGCGGATCGGTTGTGCAAGGAGCAGAGACAAGTGAATATGGCCTATTAGCCGCGTATCAATACTTAGGAGTTTCAAATAACGCCTATGTTGTACGTGCTAACGTGGACATGGCACAATTAGAAGCGACTTCAACAGAACCAGCTGGCGCAATTACAGATGGAACTCATTGGCACGATACCTCATCATCAATGTTTGGTATATTCAAATATGATGGTACAGATTGGAAATCAGTTACACCTAAAGTGTTAACAGACGCTCCAGGAACAGGTAATGTCGAGGCCCTAAACGCTGACGGATTTGCATCACCGAAAAACACATTCGGTTCTGCAGGAGACTTAGCAGTCGTTACATCAACAACAAAAATCACTTACTGGGAAAAAGTAGGTGTTAACTGGGTTGTTGCAGGCGATACAGGATCATCAGATTTTCAATGGAACAGATTTGCTCCAACGAAAAAAGCTGATGGCGTAACAGATTTAGCAGGCGGCGAAATCTATGTTAGACTTACAACACAAGGTGGTGGTTTAGACCTATCTCCGGCTGTTTATAGTTCAACATCAGGTTTATGGACATCAGTTCAAGCGCCTTTATATTCTACAGATGATTTAGCAGGCGTGGCACTGATTGACGAAGGTGACATCTATGCACGTTATAACTCAACGTTGGGTTATGTTGAATTACGTAGACATACTGGTAAAGTAGCTACAACAATCACAACAGGTCAAATCCCTGATACTTCAAGCATCACTGCGGACTTCACAGTTGAAGGCACACAGTTCAATGTTACTGCGGTAACATTAGATGCACTTGTAGTACAAATGCAAATGAATACAAATTTAAATGCGGCTAACGTTTCAGTTGAAAAAGTTGGTGCTGATAAAGTCAGATGGACTAAATCAGACGGCTTAGAACTAAATGTTATATTTACTTCTGGTTTCAATGCAATGGGTCTAGCGGCTTCAAACAACGTAGATAGTGTTTGGGCTGATTTATCATACGAAGCATCAGCTTCTACACCAAAAGGTGCAGTAGCAGAAGGCACTCTATGGTTTGACGCAGATTTAAAAATCGAAATACTTAGAAATGCATACGTAAATGGTGTTCAGTCCTGGCAACAACATGCTTGGTCAGAAGATAATGACGGTTTACAAGGTAATGAATTACAACTACGTTCAGGTATGCCAACAAAACGTAAAGATGGTACAACAGCCCTTTACGCTGGCGATATTTGGGTTGATAGTGACGCTATGCCTTATCCACATGTCTATCGTTGGGATGGTGGACAATGGGTTAAGCTAGATAATGCTGACCAATCATCATCTAATGGACTAATCTTCTCACACTATTCAAACGAAGCACCATATGATGCAGACGGAAACATGAATTCACGTACAATACATTCAAAAGTGTCTAATCCAGAATTAGCACCTGAAGGTATGTTAATGGTGAACATGGATTACTCTACTTACAATGTTAAACGATATACTAACGGTAAGTGGGAGTGGGCATCAGGTTCTAACTTAGATGGCTCAGGTAAATTTGGTAAACCAGCACAACGTCACATGGTTGTAGAAGCTATGCAGGCGTCACTCGCAGGTAACGATGGTATTCGTTCAGAATCAATTTACTTTAACTTGATTGCGTCTCCTGGTTATCCAGAACTAATGGACGAAATGATTGCTCTAAACAAAGATAAGAAAGAAGTTGCTTTCGTTATTGGTGATACACCAATGGACTTGAAATCAGATTCTACATCTATGAAAAATTGGGCAGTTGATAACGTTCCAGCAGAATCGTATGCGGCAGTTTATTACCCACATGGTCTTTCAACAGACTTATCAGGTAATGATGTTGTTATTCCATCATCAGCAATCGCATTGCGTACTATTGCATTCTCAGACCAAGTATCATTCCCATGGTTTGCTCCAGCGGGCTTGACACGTGGTGTTGTAACGAATGCAAGTAAAGTAGGTTACGTAAACGATGAAAGCGAATTTGCACAAGTTCGTTTAAGTAATGGACAACGTGACGCACTATACACTTCACGTGTTAATCCAATCGCAGACCTTCCAAATCAAGGTCTAGTAGTTTATGGTCAAAAAACATGTCAGGCATTTGCATCAGCACTTGACCGTATTAATGTTGCGAGACTTGTAAACTATATGCGTTTCAATTTGGATCAATTATCTCGTGGTTTCTTATTCGAACAGAATGACAAAATCACACGTGATAACATGCGTGATGCAGTAGAACGTTTCTGTGGTGAACTAGTAACTAACAGAGGTCTATATGACTTCTTAGTTGTTTGTGACGAATCAAACAATACTCCTGCTCGTATCGATAGAAACGAGTTATGGGTAGACGTTGCAATTCAACCAGTGAAAGCAGTAGAGTTTATCTACATCCCACTACGTATCAGAAATACAGGCGAATCTCTAGCGTAAGCTGAGAAAAACCAATAAAAATCTTAAAAACCCGGCAGTAATGTCGGGTTTTTATTAACTACAACTTTAATTATATTCATAAAAGATAAATACTCTTATATAAAGTAAAGTTTCGAAACTTTTTAGGAGACAAAAACATGGCAAGAACATTAAATACTTTCGGTGTACCTACAGACAGTGGCGATGGCGTAACTGGCTCAGGTATTCTACAGCCTAAATTAAACTATCGTTTCCGTGTTCAAGTAGCAGGCTTCGGTGGTGTAACTACGAATACAACCGAATTCACAAGACAGGTTATGAACGTAACTCGTCCAAAGATTACGCACGAATCAATTCCTGTAGATTCATATAACTCTCGTATGTACATGATGGGTAAACACACTTGGGAACCTATCACAATTACTCTACGTGATGATATTGCAAACAATTTAACTAAACTAGTAGGTAGACAAGTACAGTCACAGTTGAACCACAGAAATCAATCTGGTCCAGCGGCAGGTACTAACTACAAGTTTTCTACATTAATTGAAATACTTGACGGTAACTCAGGCAATCCAAACGAACAATGGCAACTAGAAGGTTGTTTTGTTCAGAATGCAGATTATTCTCAGTCAGATTACTCAGTTTCAGATCCTGTGACAATCGCACTAACACTACAGTACGATAACGCAGTATTCACTGATACTGAAATTATGCCTGACACAACATTCGTTAATAATTCAAGTATTCTTGGTTAATCTGAGGTAGGCTATTATGGCTACACAGAAACAAGGCGGCAAAAATAAGCAAGGCAATATTGTAGTTCAGGATAGCAGTAATGCCAGAAAAAGATTTGGGTTCGACGGTGTCGGACCCATTACATCCGCTCCAAAATTGGGAGACATGTGGTATGTTGAATTCCACCAAGTCAACCGAGGAGTAGGACAGACACTTCCAAACAACAAATTCGTAAAATCAGTAGGTGGGATTAAC